AGTTACGAAGATTATGTTGTATAGATGACACACCCACAAACACAGAAAGTTATTTTATAGGACAAACATTGAGATGGGTTAAACAGAATACAGATGTAGAGGTTGTTGTGTCTTATTCTGATTTAGAACAAGGACATGAAGGTGTTATTTATAAAGCTAGTAATTTCATCCAAATAGGACAAAGTGGTGGTGGTAGAGTTCTTATGGTGGATGGAAAAAAATATCACGCTCGTTCTCTTAATCAAAAAGAGAAACCATATGGTAGAGCGTTGAAAAGAAGATGGGAGAATAAAGAGGGACATGGATTTTGGGATTCGGAACAAGATATGTATTTTGTAGATACGAAACCAAAAAATATTTATGTCTATTATTTAAATAAAAAAGTAAAAAAGAAATTATTAAAACAATATTTATAAGTGATTATCACAATTAGGAGTTACGAGTATGGAATATAAACCGTTCAAATTATCAGACAAATTCATAGATGGATACAAAAGAAAAAGAGCACCATTTGGTTTTAACGGACTTGGTGAATTAGTTTACATGAGAACCTATTCAAGATTAAAAGACGATGGAAAAAACGAAATGTGGTGGGAAACCGTTCAACGAGTTGTTGAGGGAACTTACAACATGCAAAAGAAACACATTGAAAGATATGATTTGGGTTGGAATGCATGGCAAGCACAAAGAAGTGCACAAGAGATGTATGATAGAATTTTTAACATGAAGTTTTTACCACCTGGTCGTGGTTTGTGGGCTATGGGGACGTCAATAACAGAAGATAAAGGTTTATATGCAGCACTTAATAATTGTGCTTTTGTATCCACACAAAATTTAAAAGAAGATTTGGCTAAACCGTTTTGTTTTTTAATGGATGCTTCAATGGTTGGAGTTGGTGTAGGATTTGATACAAAAGGAGCAGAAGCATTTATTGTTAGAGGGCAAAATTTTGATAGAGATGTGGAAACATATGTGATACCTGATACAAGAGAGGGTTGGGTTGAATCGGTTAGAAGATTATTAGATTCATATTTTCTTGGTATAGCTCCTGTCGTATTTGATTATAGAAAAATAAGACCTGAAGGTGAAGCAATTAAAGGATTTGGTGGTTTGTCAAGTGGATATAAACCATTGGAAGAGGTTCATAATTCAATTAAAGAGTGTTTAGATAAAAACATAGGTGAACCAATATCAATCACAACAATTGTAGATATAATGAATTTGATTGGTAAATGTGTTGTAGCAGGTAATGTTAGAAGAACTGCTGAAATAGTATTTGGAGACCCAACATCGGAAGAATACATTAATTTAAAAAATTATAAAAAGAATCCACATAGAGAGACTTATGGTTGGACATCTAATAATTCGGTATTTGCCGAATTGGGACAAGATTATTCAGACATAGCTGAAAGAATTATGGACAATGGAGAACCTGGTCTTGCTTGGTTGGATAATATGAAAGAATATTCTCGTATGAGAAATGGAAAGGATAATAAAGACCATAGAGTAAGTGGTGGTAATCCTTGTTTGGAACAATCATTAGAATCATATGAATTGTGTTGTTTGGTAGAAACATTTCCACACAACCATAAAGATTTAGATGATTATTTAAAAACTTTAAAATTTGCATATCTTTATGCTAAAACGGTTACACTTGGAAAAACACATTGGTCGGAAACTAATCGTGTCATGTTACGAAATCGTAGAATAGGTTGTAGTGTAAGTGGTATTGCTCAATTTATCACACATCGTGGACAAGGTGAATTGAGAAATTGGTTAGAATCAGGTTATGATGCTATACAAGGTTATGATAAACAATATTCTGATTGGTTAGCAGTTCCTCGTAGTATCAAAACAACTTCCGTTAAACCAAGTGGAACGGTTTCATTATTGGCAGGTGCAACGCCAGGTCTTCACTATCCAGAAAGTAGGTTTTATATTCGTAGAATTAGGCTATCAAAGAATAGTCCATTACTACCACCATTAGAAAAGGCGGGATATAAAATAGAACCTGCTTTCGGAAGTGAGGATTCAACAGTTGTGATTGAAGTACCTGTTGATGTCGGTGAAGGTATAAAAACCGTTAGTGATGTTTCAATGTGGGAACAAATGTCATTAGCTGCATTTATGCAAAAGTATTGGGCAGATAATCAGGTGAGTTGTACGGTTACTTTTAGTCCTGAAACAGAGGGTAAACAAATCGCACCAGCTCTTGATTATTTCCAATATCAATTAAAGGGTATTTCATTCTTACCTAAATTAGAATTGGGTGCTTATAAACAAATGCCTTATGAAGAGATTACAGAAAAAGAGTATCATAAAATGGTTGAAGGATTAAAATTCTTGTCATTCAGACAAGTTAAAGGTAATGAAGCTATTGTGGATAAATTTTGTAATAATGATAGTTGTGAAATAGATTTTGAAGAAATCAAAGAAGAAATAGAGGAGATATAAATGAAAAACATGTATGATTATAGTAAAGTGGTAAGAGATATGAGACAATTCTTTCAAGAAAAAAAAGGTTTTATAGAAGTTCCCGCTCAGTCAAGACGCTCAATATTAGCGGCTTGTGAAGACCCAGCAACGATATCACAATACATCTTTAGTGGTGTGAATTGGCCTTTACCACAAACAGGACAAATGTGGTTGGAAAGAGAAATATTGGATAATCCAAAAGTAGATGGTGTGTTTTGTGTGACAACGAGTTATAGAAATGAACCTAATCCTGTTGAGGGAAGACATGATAAAATATTCCCTATGTTTGAATTTGAATCACATGGTGACATGGATGACATGATTAAATTAGAAAAAGAATTATTAGAGCATTTAGGTTTTGGTGATACATTTAAAGAAATTAAATACGATGATGCTTCAGAAAAATATAACGTAAGTGAATTGGATTATGATGAGGAAGAAAAGTTATGTAAAGATTTTACACCTTGTACTTTCTTAACTCATTTCCCATTAAGAACACATCCATTTTGGAATATGAAACACGCAGGTAATGGTATCTATAATAAAGTAGATGTTATAATGCATGGTATGGAAACTATTGGTTCGGCTGAAAGAGCAACAGATACTTATGAAATGAGAGAACAATTCCATAACATTTCAGATGGACAATACGCTAATCTTCTTTACAATCACTTTGGTAAGAAAAGAGTAGAAGATGAATTAGAAGAGTATTTATCACTTGATATGTTTGATAGATTTGGTGGTGGTATTGGTGTAACTCGCATGGTTGCTGCGATGAAATCACATGGATTAATATAGGAGAGCAATTATGAATAGTTCGGTTATTTTAATGATGATATCATTATGTTTGTTTGTATTGGGTTTGATTCTTGGGCAAGTTTGGATAGTTGGTTTAGGATTTGCTGGTGCTCTTGGATCTTTCTTTTATGCTAAATTTTTTGGAGGATATTAAATGAATGTTTTAGAAAAATTATTATATTGGGGTTTTAATGGAAACTCTTGGTGTTGGTTTCACATATTAGCTGGTGGATTAATAGCAAAATTCTGTGGATTTTGGACTGTAGTTGTATTGGCTTTTGGGTGGGAAATAATAGAGTTTCTTTTAGAATCTGGTGGTAGTTTAGAAAATTGTAAAAAAACATATGGTTCTGTTGAAAGATGGGTTTATGATTCAATTGGTGACATAATTGGAGCTATCATCTGTGCTGGAATCGTTATATGGTAGGAGAATAAAATGGGTAAACAAGTTAAAAAGCATGGATATAGTTGCAAGTTAGTCAGAGTTGTTGATGGTGATACTTGTGATGCTATGATTGACTTAGGTTTCGATACTTGGGTTAAAAAAAGAATTAGATTTTATGGAGTTGATACTTGGGAGAGTAGAACCAGAAACAAAGAAGAAAAGGTTAAGGGATTAGCCGCTAAAGCTTATGTAAAGGATTTACTTCAAAATTCAGATGAGGGTAAATTTTCAATCATCTCATATGGAACAGGTAAATATGGTAGAGTTTTAGGAGAATTATTCGTAAAAGGTCAAGAGACATCGGTAAATGATTTACTGAAAGAAAACGGACATGCTTACGAATATCATGGAGAAAAGAAAAAAACATTCGGAGGTTAGTGTGAATTTTAAATATATAATCGGAGACACTGTCGTGATTAACGATAAGGAATGGATTGTTGATGAAATAAGAATGAGATATGGTGTAGAATGGGTTTATGGATTAACTCACAAAAATGCAAATGGGGTAGATGATAACTTAACGATAGAAACAGGTTCACTTGAAACGATATTGAAATGAGAGAAAAAATAAAACAAATATTAATTGAAGAAAACAAAAAACTATCTCGTTATGTACCACATGATGGAATGTATAACCCAACAATAGAAAGGATTTTAGATGTCTTACAGGAAGAGATTTCCAAAAGGTCCTGATTGGGAGAAACCAAAACCAAATCCTTTTGATTTTGAAGGCATACCAAGAATACCAGAATCATCATATCATGGAATGGAAGTAATTGGTTATATGAAAAATAATGCTTGTTTCATATGTAGATTATTTCGTAAATTAAGAGAAATTAAACAATGGTTATATGTATCAAAACATTTATATAAAACAAACAAAAAAAGATAATGAGGTTCATCTTTGGGATGATAAAGCTGGCTATCAAAGGTTTACATTTAAGAACTATGCCTATACAAAAGATGGAACAGGCGTTCATACATCTCTATATGGTGACAAACTCAAAAAAGTAAATTATTGGACTCACGAGGATTTACAAAACGGTAAGATATTTGAATCCGATGTTCCAATTGAAACAAGAGTTTTAGTTGATAGATATACAGATGATGATAATGTTTCTCAAGGCCATAGAGAAATGTATTTTGATATTGAGGTTGAGGTTACTGATGGATTTCCAGAACCATCTACAGCCGAGAACAAAATAACAGCCATAGCTCTATATGATAAAATCACAGATAAGTATTCTTGTTTCGTATTGGGTAATGTTCCAAATACAGATGTGGTTGAATCATTTCAATCAGAAGAAGAACTATTACAAAGATTCTATCAAAAATATCTTGAAATACAACCAACTATATTAAGTGGTTGGAACATTGATGGATTTGATATTCCTTATTTATATAATAGAACTACTAAAGTATTGGGTATTCAATTTGCTAATTCACTTTCACCAATTGGGGAAACCTATTATAGTGAGAATAAAAAAAGATTCGTAATCGCTGGTGTGTCTTGTTTGGATTATCTGAAGTTATATAAATTATTCACTTATACACAACAACCATCATATCGATTAGATTTCATTGGACAAAAAGAGGTTGGTATTGGTAAGATTGAGTATGAAGGCACATTACAAGATTTGTACGAAACCGACATAGAAAAGTATATTGAATATAACTTGAATGATGTTGTGATTGTAAAAGAACTTGATGATAAGTTAAAGTTTATTGATTTGGCTCGTGGTGTAAGTCATCTTGGACACATTGGTTATGAGAATATATTCTATAGTAGTAGATATTTAGAAGGTGCTATATTGGTTTACATGAGAAAACTTGGAGTAGTTGCACCAAACAAACCATTTAATTCAAAATACAATGATGGTGGTAGAGAAAAGTTTAGTGGTGCTTATGTTAAGGATCCTAAAAAAGGTAGACATGATTGGGTTTATGATTTAGACTTAACATCTATGTATCCATCTACAATTATGACTTTAAACATATCACCTGAAATGAAGATGGGTAAGTTGATTGGTTGGGATGCAGAGGAGTTTGTTAAAGGAACACCAAAAACATATTCATTAGAAATAAATGGTAAGATAAAAGATACAGTTAATGAGATTGATTTAAAGAAGATGTTTGACAATAACAAAGTATCTATATCTACAAATGGTGTTCTGTATAGGAATGATAAGAGAGGTTTGATTCCTGTACTGTTAGAGAATTGGTTTAACGAAAGAGTTGAATATAAGAAACTCATGAAAAAACATGGGGATGCTGGAGAGACTCAAAAGTATGAATACTTTAAAAGAAGACAACATATTCAGAAGATTGTGTTAAACTCATTGTATGGAGTGTTGGGTTTACCTGTGTTTAGATTTTATGATGTGGATAATGCTGAGGCTACTACGGCTACTGGACAGAAGTTGATTAAGTTTACAGAGAAGATTGCTAACTTTTATTATAATAAACAACTCAATGATAAAGAGGATTATTGTATTTATACCGATACAGATTCTGTATTTTATCCAGCTACTCCATTGGTTAAGAACAGGTATCCTGACGCTGATGTTGATGATGAGACATTTATGACAGAACAAATATTAAGTATTGCTAAAGAAGTTCAAGACTTTATAAATAACTCATATAACCACTTTGCTAAAAAGTTTCTGAATTGTGATAATCATAGATTTGATATTAAACAAGAGTGTATCGCTCGTTCTGCTTTTTGGGTAACAAAGAAAAGATATGGACAATGGATTATCAATGATGGTGGTGTGAAATGTGATAAGTTAGATGTTAAAGGTTTGGATATTGTGAGAAGTAATTATTCACCAGCCTTTAGAGAGATAATGACAAATGTATTGAAAGGTATATTGAACAATACAGATAAAGAAATAATAGATAAACAAATAATAGATTTTAAAAAGAATATGAAAAGTTTATCCATAGATGATTTGGCTTTGTCAACAGGTGTAAAGGGTATTAATAAATATACAGATAAAAGTAGAGGTAAGTTTACCACAAAAAGTGCACTATCCAATATAAAGAAATCTGCACCAGCTCATGTAAAGGCTGCTATAAGATATAATGACTTGTTAAAATACTATGGTGAAACCAATACAGAGAGAATAAAAAATAGTGAGAAGATAAAGTGGGCTTATTTGAAATCAAATCCATTAAACATAGAAGCTCTTGCATTTAAAGGTTATGAGGATCCTAATACAATAATAGAGTTTATTGAAACTTATATCGACCACGATAAAATATTCCAAAGAGCACTACAAAAGAAGATTGATATGTTTTATGAATCACTGAATTGGGGTGCACCGATTGATAAACAAAATTCAATAGAAAGGTTTTTTTAAAAAATGCTTGACTCATATAATAGAAAGGTTGTAATATATGGACAGATTTATACCAATGGATCCCATGAGTGATCCAGAAAGAAGAATTAATCGATTAAATAATAAAACAGGAGAATGTAAAATGCAAAAAGCAAAACTTGATAGGTTCATCCAAAAATATACATTGGGTGGAAATGTTCAAAGTGTGAAATGGAAATCACAAAGTAATTCTATTGAAACAAAATTCATAACACCAGACAAATCATTACTTGGTACGGTTAATGTGAGTAATTTTGATTTTGATGATGCGGAACTTGGAGTTTATTCAACAGACCAATTACAAAAATTATTAAATGTATTGTCTGATGATGTTAATCTTTCACTTACAAAATTTGGTGATAAAGCAGTTTCATTAAATGTAAAAAATGGTACAGTGTCGGTTGACTATGTGTTGAGTGACTTATCCGTTATTGCTGATGCACCAGCGTTGAAGAAACTTCCAGAGTTCGGAACAGAGATTAAATTAGATACTAAATTTATTCAAACTTTTATTAAAGGTAAATCTGCTTTGTCTGATGTGGATTTATTTACAGTTGTTAATGATTCAAAAGGAACACAAATTGTTATTGGTCATTCATCTACTAACACGAATAGAGTAAACATTCCTGTTGACACTACAAGATGTGATGTTGATAAACCTATTTCATTTAACGCTGATTTATTCAAAGAGGTGTTGTTAGCAAATCGTGAATGTACATCTGCTAAACTTGAGGTTTCTACTGAAGGATTAGCTCGTGTTAATTTTAAAGTAGATGATTATGATTGTACGTATTTCATAGTAGCTAGTCAGGATGTTTAATTATGAATCATAGTTTGTGGGTAGAAAAATATAGGCCTGTTGATTTATCAACTTACATAGGTAATGAACATCTCAAAGACAAGGTTGGAAAATATCTTGAAACTGGTGATGTTCCACATCTATTATTATATGGTAGAGCCGGCACGGGTAAAACCACACTTGCTAAGATAGTTGTAAACAATATTGATTGTGATTATCTATACATAAATGCATCTGATGAAAATAGTGTGGATACAGTTAGATTTAAGATTCGTTCATTCGCATCAAGTGTTGGTTTCAAAGATATGAAAGTCATCATACTTGATGAGTCGGATTACATGACACCAAATGCACAAGCATCTTTGAGAAATCTAATGGAAACATTTTCAAAACATTGTAGATTCATATTGACTTGTAATTATGTGGAAAGAATAATCGACCCAATACAATCAAGGTGTCAATCATTTAAAGTTGTACCACCAAAAAGAGTTGATGTGGCTAGACAATTAGTTCACATATTAGAGGATGAGGGTGTAACTTATGATTTGGATGACATTAGATTAGTTACAGATGCTGCTTATCCTGACATTCGTAGAGTTATAAATTCTGCTCAAAGACAAGTCGTAGATGGTAAGTTGAAAATCGATACAAGTTCTATTATTCAAAATAATTATAAATTAAAATTATTGGATAGTTTAACCAATGGTAGTAAGTTTTCAGAGATTAGAAAATTAATAGCTGATAATTCTGTTAGTGATTATTCTGAATTGTATAGATTGTTGTATGATGAGGTTGGTGTTTATTCCAATGGTAGAGATGCTGAATGTATACTTGCAATAGCAGAGGGACAATATCAAGATGTAAATGTAGTGGATAAAGAAATAAACTTTATGTCCACAATGGTTAAAATAATGAGGATATTAAAATGATACAAACACAAGGTCCTGGCGGACAACAACAAATGAATGTAGACATATCACAAACAACAGAAATGAAATGTGAAAAGTGTGGAAATAATACTTTTAAACAAACCATGATGTTGAGAAAATTATCAGCGATAGTTTCACCAAATGGTAAGGAAACTATAATTCCTGTTGGTGTATTTGCGTGTGAATCATGTAATCACGTAAATGAAGAATTTGCAAATGGTGGGTTTGAATAGTGCCGATTTATACATATAAATGTACAAGTTGTAATCAAATCAAAGAAGTTTTACAATCCATGAAAGAGGATTCACCCATATGTGCAAGATGTGCTGACGCGAGTTGTGGTGTCCATTTACCTGAAATGAAAAGGGTATTTGGTGATATTGGTAAACCTCAATTCAAGGGTAGTGGTTTTTATGAAACAGATTATAAAAATAAACCAGGATGAAAAATATAAGGAATTATCAGTATGATAGATTATAAAAAATATATAGATGAATATAAGGATTTTCCAATCGATGGTATTAATTATTTAGATTTAAATCCATTATATAAAAACTTGTCTTATAGATACCAACTTGTAAGTGATTGTATTGAACTTACTAAAAATTTTAATTTTGACTATATTGGATTAGTAGAGTCAAGAGGATTTATTTTGGGCTCTATATTAGCACATAAGTTAAGAAAGGGTATGGTATTATTAAGAAGTAAGAAAAATAGATTACCTGGTAAAACTCACACGGTTAAACACAAATTAGAATATGGGGAATCTATTGTTGAAGTACAAGAGGGTGAAGGCAGGGTTCTTATTTTTGATGACGTGCTTGCCACAGGTGGAACTGCTGAAGGTTCTATTGAAGTACTGAAGAAAGCTGGGTACACACCAACGTCTGCTTTATTTTTAGTAGAGTTAGATTTTTTAAATCCAAAATTAAATGTACCACATCAGAGTTTAATTCATTATGAATAAAAAAGATATATTAATAGTATGTGCTTTAGAGCAAGAAACTAACGATGAATTAAATGATTGGAATGTAATTTATACGGGTGTTGGTAAAATAAATGCAACATATGAATTAACTGCTGAAGTATTCTTTTCTAAAGATATAACAGGTAGATTAAAAAACTTACCTAAATTGGTTATTAATTTTGGAACTGCTGGTAGTAAAAACATACCAATACATACATTGGTTGATTGTAATAAATTTATACAACGAGATATGGATGCTAGTGGTTTAGGTTTTAAAAAAGGTGAAACTCCATTTGATAATCAACCACAAATCATCGATTATTCTTATGTTAAAAATCCAATCGGTAAAAACTATGTGTGTGGTACTGGTGATAGTTTTGTTGAAAATATATCTAATGAAATAAAAATAATTGATGTATTTGACATGGAAGCATATGCTTTAGCAAAAACTTGTTGGAAAACTGATATAGATTTTGTAAGTTATAAGTATATCACAGACAATGTTAATGAAAAGTCAGCAGATGATTGGGAGAAGAATTGTGGTAAAGGTGTTAAAGAATTTAAAAAGGTATTAGAATATTATGAAAATCTTTGATTGGTTAAATCAAATTACATTAAATAAACAGCCATGGGATTCGTTTTCTGAAGAAGACCACAAGTCATTCAATACTTTTATCATAAATCGTTTTCTTTCTATGAATAAGGATTGGATTGAAATTGTCAATATGTTACAACAATATACAATTGGTATGGAGAGTAAAGATGTTTATAACCTATATGTGAATATGATACCAAAGGGTAAAAAGTTTTTAAGATACATTAAAGGTAAAAAAGATAAAAAATATAATAAAGAGTTAACAAATATCTTGTGTGATTATTTTGAATGTAGTAAATTAGAGGTAATACAATACATGGATTTATTATCTAAAGAACAGATAAAAAATACATTAATTATGTATGGTAAGAATAAAAAAGAAATTAAAACATTATTAAGATAAGGAATATTTATTGATGGAAAAAGTAAAAATAATTAAAGACACACCAACGGGTGTGGATGAAGTAATTCGTGATGTTTCACCAGATGCACTACACGCTTGTGATTACATTGAGAGAAGTTATCCTGAAACCATAAAAGAATTTAAAAGATTACAGAAAGAACAATATGAATTATTTTGTAAAAAACAAATGGATTATGGTCCAAGTAATATAGCCATGGGAACAGGATTGGGTTCAAATATAAATACTCGTTTGAGTTTGATTGGATTAATTGTTCGCACAAATGACAAGATTCAAAGATTATTAAATCTTGTCGTGACAAATGATAGAGAAGCACAAAATGAACCTGTTGAGGATGCTTTTAAAGATTTATCCGTGTATGGTATAATAGCACAGATAGTTAAAAATGGTAAATGGGGGATATAAAATGGAAAGAGTATGGAATAAAGATTGGAGAAAATCTGTTATCATAATGAGTGGTGGATTCGATCCAGTTCACAAAGGACATTTAAGAATGTTTAGAGAAGCCTCTTGGTTGGGACATCAAGTGATAGTAGGTTTAAATTCAGATGATTGGTTGTCTCGTAAAAAAGGTAAACCATTTATGAAATTTAAAGAAAGAAAAGAAATACTTGAGGGTTTTAAATATATCAATCAAGTATTAGCCTTTGATGATTCAGATGATACAGCTTGTAGTTTAATTAATCAAGTTAGAACCATTTATAGTGGTGATGGATTTAACTATAATTATTTAGATTCAAATCCAACTGGTGAAAGTAGATATAAAATATTTTTTGCTAATGGTGGTGATAGAACCACTGATAATGTTCCTGAAATGGACATATGTAAAAAATTAGATGTAATGATGTTGTGGGGAATTGGTGGGGGTAAAATTCAATCTTCATCTTGGTTAACTGGTGGTTCTCATGACCCACACGAAAGCGGAGAATAACATGAATAAATTATTAAAAGCAGCGATAAAACATTATGAGGCTCAAAAGTCTGAGGCTGAAGCAACATTGGATATTTATTTCAATGATTCTGTTGGGATAGGTGAACATTCTAATTTGTTAGATGAGGTAAAAGAATGGACTACTAAATTATCAGAAGCCGATGAGAATTTGAGAACACTTAAAAAACTTTGTAGAAACAGTCATTCAAGATGGCAGTGTGAGGAGAATGAACAAAATAACGATTAGAGAAATATCTAAAAAGATAGCAAAGTCTATGATTGTAAAACATCATTACAGTCATAAATGGACAAGTTGTCGTTACGCTCTTGGTATCTTTTATGAAACAGGTAATGAAGATACTTTTTTTGATACAAAGGAAGAGAAATTAGCTGGTGTTGCTATCTATGGTTATCCTGTTGGTAGGAGTGCTCCTAAATCTATCTCACCTGAATTAAAATCCGAAGAAGTTTTAGAGTTGACTAGATTATTTATATTTGACGAATATGGTAAGAATACAGAAAGTGTGGCAATATCTAAAACATTCAAATGGTTAAAAGAAAATGCACCTGAAATAAAAGCACTTATATCTTATTCCGATCCAGAACAAGGACATATGGGAATCATATATCAAGCTACCAATTGGATTTATCAAGGTAATAAGATGCGATTGATGGGTAATTATGGAGTTAAATTAACAGAAGATGGAAAGTGGATGCATTCAAGAACTGTATTTGCAAAGTTTGGTTCTCATAATCTTGAACATTTAAAGAAAAAGATTGGACACACATTTTGGCGTAAAAACGAAGCGATGAAACATAGGTATTTATATTTGTTATGTGGTAAGAAAGATAGGAAGAAAATAATGAATACTCTCAAACACCCACCATTACCATACATAAAGTTAGATGAAGGATATAAAGGTGATAATGTAGAAAAAATAGTGGTAGAGGAAAAGGAAGATAGATTTTTAAAATAATGCTTGACTGATATACAAAAATATTTGTATATTATAGTACAAATAAAAGGAGTATTATGGTTACAACAACATTACCTGATGGTCGTCTAAAACATGTACTTGATAATTGGACAGGCTTTCAGAATCCTAATGAACCAATTACTAAAACAAAGTGGTACAGAGATGACATGGAATATCATGAGATACAAGGTTCAAACACAACATATATAGTCACTCGTGATAAAATGGGTAAAATAAATTGTGAATGCAAAGGTTTTCAATTTCGTAAAAAGTGTAAACACGTATTAGAAATATTATGAAGAAAATAAGTTATAGTCAAATATCATTATTCAACGAATGTCCACAACATTGGAAACTTCGATATGTGGACAAGATAGCAGTTTTTGAATCAAACATACATTTGATATTTGGTACATCAATGCACGAAACATTACAAACATATCTTGATGTCATGTACAATGATAGTATCAAAAACGCTGATAAGTTAAACCTTGAGAAAATGTTAAAAGATAAATTAATAGAACAATTCAAGTTGGCAGAACAACAAGATGGAAAACCACCTTGTACTAAAGAAGATTTAAATGAGTTTTATCAAGATGGTGTTGACATAATTGATTTCTTTAAAAAGAAAAGAAATGAATATTTTAGTAAAAGGGGATATAAACTTATAGGTTGTGAAGTTCCAATTGGTGTTGATTTACAGAAGAATCTTAAAATGGTTGGTTATATAGATGTCGTTATTTTA